TGATAGTTTATCTATTGTTGTAGAAAATGAAACTACAAAGCAGATTTATACAGTTTCAGTTAATTCTTATAGTTATAGTTCTGATATTTTATTTTTAAATGTAACTTTAAATTTTTTATTAAATAATACTTTTTACAATTATAAACTTATTATGAATAGTAATGTAATTTATAAAGATAGAATATTTTGTACAAATCAAAATATAGATACATTTTCAATTAATAATGGACAGTATATTACACCAACCATTAACAACAATAGTTACATCACAATATGACAAAGAAACTAGAATTAAAAGTAGAACAAAATAAAAAATCATCAATTAGTATTGTTAATTTATCTAGTTATACATCTCCAAAAATTGTCGAAGTTAGAAATCAAGAATGGATTGCTTATGGAGAAGACAATGATTATTTTGGTTACTTACAAGATAGAATTAATGGTAGTCCGACTAATAATGCTATTGTAAATGGTATTAGCCAAATGATATTTGGAAAAGGTTTAGATAGTACAGATAAACTAATTAAACCAGACGACTATGCACAAGCTATGCTTTTATTTGATGATGATACAGTTGAAAGATTGTGCTATGACTTAAAAGCTATGGGGCAGTGTGCTATTCAAGTCGTTTATTCTGTTGATAGAACTAGAATTGTAGAATGTAATCATTGGCCAGTTGAAACTTTAAGAAGTGGTAAATGTAATGAAGATGGAGATGTAGAATTTTATTATTATTCTGAAAATTGGTTAGACGTTAATTATCAAAACAAGCCACTTCCAATTCCGGCATTTGGTACAAGCGAAGAGTCTGAAGAGATACTTTACATAAAGCCATATAAAACTGGATTTTATTACTATTCACCAGTAGACAGTCAAGGCGGATTACAGTATTGCGAGCTTGAGGAGGAAATTTCAAATTATCATTTAAATAATGTGCTTAATGGCCTAGCTCCATCAATGTTAATTAATTTTAATAACGGAAGGCCTACTGAAACAGAGCAGAAACAAATTGAAAGAGACATTCAAGCTAAATTTGCTGGGACTTCCAATGCCGGTAGATTTATATTATCTTTTAATGATAACAATACCTACGGTGCTACAATAGAGCCAGTACAATTATCTGATGCTCATAATCAATATCAATTTTTATCTGATGAGTCTATGCGAAAGATTATGGTATCGCATCGAGTTATCTCTCCAATGTTATTAGGTATTAAAGATACTACTGGATTTGGTAATAATGCAGATGAATTAAAGACTGCATCTATTTTAATGGACAATACAGTAATTAGACCGTTTCAAAATTTAATAATTAAATATTTAAAAAAAATACTGGCTTTTAATAATATTTCATTAAATCTTTATTTTAAGACATTACAGCCATTATCTTTTGAAGAACCAACAAATATACCATTAGACAATAATAATGCGTTAAATCCAACACAAATCAATCCACAACTTAATGTTCCAAGTTTAGACACCGAGTTAGGAAAACAAATATTAGCAAACTTAAAAGGAGAACAAAAAAAAGATAATTATTAGGCCGTCAAACGAAAATGACAAGCATTTAAATTCTCAACTAAAAAAGATTAGTTTAGCTAGTGTTATTCCAAGTACTGCTGGAGATGATAGCGAACAAGACAATTTATTATTCAAAGTAAGATACCAGTACGTTGGAAGTCAATCTCCAGAAAGAGAATTTTGCCAAAAGATGATGTCAGCTAATTTACTTTATCGTTATGAAGACCTAGACCAAGATTTAACAAACAATCCCGGATTTGGAATTGAAGGAGCATCAAGCTATAATTTGTTTCTTTATAAAGGCGGTGTTAACTGTAAACACTGGTGGATGCGTAAAGTATTTATGCAAATTAATGACCAAGAAGTATCAGTTAATGAGGCCAGAAGAATAATTAAAGGAATTCTGCCTAATTTAAGAGGCGAGTTTGAATTCCCAACTAATCCAATAGAGGTGGCACAGATAGCTAGCGAGTATAACGACTTTTGGAAATATAACAACTAACTATGGCAACGACATTATTTATCACACCAAACGACCTAAAGCAAAACTCCATCATTAATGGAAATGTTGATGTTGACCTTTTTTTAAATTTTATAAAGATAGCACAGCAAATGCACGTTCAGAATTATTTAGGAACACAACTTTACAATTCTATCACAAATAAAATAACAAATAACACTTTATCTGGTGATTATTTAAATTTAGTTACAGATTACATACAACCAATGTTAATTCACTATTCTTTAATTGATTACTTACCTTTTGCTAATTATCAAATTAGAAATGGTGGAGTTTTTAAACATAAAACAGAAAATAGTGAAAGCACAACAAAAGAAGAGTTAGATTTGCTTGTTCAAAAGCATAGAACATTTGCTGACTTTTATTCTCAAAGATTTGTGGACTATATGGGTATTTATGCCAGTAGTATGTTTCCGGAATATTGGCAGAATAGAAATGCTGATATGTTTCCAGATAGAAAACCTAATCCAGTAAGCTGGGTTTTATAAATATTTTTTTATGAAAGAGAATAAAAATATAAAACAAAGCGAGTTAAAATTAGAAACTGGTCAATTAGAAATAAGTATAAAAAAAGTATATAAAATAAAGAATTCAAATATTAAAAAATTGTTGGACTTTCAAAAAAATAAAGATTTAAAATGACTCAAGAACACATAAAAGTGATGGCGGTAAATGGAGCAACATTTGGACTATCTTTTACAAATATTGAAAATGGAATGAGACTTTTTTTATTGTCGCTTTCAATAATTTACACAATCATTATGATATTTAAACTTTTAACAAAAAAAGAGAATGCAGATAAGTAAACACCTTTCATTTGAAGAATGTACACATTCAGCAACTGCTGATAGATTAGGAATTGTAAACAATAATCCAAATTTAGATGCAATTGAAAATATGAAGATATTAGCTGAAAAAGTATTTGAGCCAATTAGAGAGCATTTTAATACTCCAATTTCTGTAAGTAGTGTATGGAGAGGAATACCTCTAAATGTTGCCGTAGGAGGAAGTTCTACTAGTCAGCATTGCGGAGGTCAAGCTATGGATATTGATATGTCCGGTAAGAAACCTAGCAACAAAGAAATTTTTGATTACATAAAAAAGAATTTAGACTTCGACCAACTAATTTGGGAATTTGGAAATGACAAAGAGCCAGATTGGGTACACGTTTCTTATTCTAAAATACATAATAGAAAGCAAATTTTAAAAGGCAAAAAAAATGACAATAATAAAACGTATTATGAAATTTTTAAATAAAATAAAAATGGCAGATTTAGATAGAATTCCAGACCCTATAAAAGAGTCATTAGACAATGCAGCACAAGATTATGCTAGTTCTACTTCAACAACCAATGCTGGTTTTATATTACGATTGATTTGTAAATTTATAAAGCCATCTACAATTATAAAAATGTTTGCACACAAATTAAGCAAGTAAACTTAAAATTTAGCCCATAATTTTGATTTTAAGCAAATAACTTTGTTTTTAGGAGTATTTGTATATTATAAAAATATTATTGCCTTAAAACGCCTATTTTTTAATTTTAATTTATTTTTTTTTAATTTGCTTATTAGTATAATATAATATATTATTAATATAATATAAATTATATACTAGTTAATATATTATTATAATATAATATAATTATATTTACTTTTACAAAAAAAAATCACTAAAAATTAAATTATGCAAAAAGAAAAAAAATGTAAATCTTGTTTAGAAAAATTTACACCAGTTCAGTTTGCACAAGTAGTCTGCGGTTATAAATGTGCAATAGTTCACTCTAACAACTTAAAAGCTATTAAACAAAAAAAAGAGTGGAACGTACAAAAAGCCGATTTAAGGGCAAAACTAAAAACTTTGGGAAAATATGAGGCAGAAGCTAAAACATCGTTTCAAAAGTGGGTTAGAATGCGTGACGAGGCCTTGCCTTGCATTAGTTGTGGTGTTAAAGAAACAGAATTGTTTGATGGTGGTCATTATTTTAAAGCAGAGCTATTCAGTGGTTTAATTTTTGACGAGAGAAACTGCCATAAACAATGCAGAAAGTGTAACAGATTTTTAAACGGAAATGAGCTTCAGTATAGATCCGGGTTGATAAAAAGATATGGCCAGCAGTATGTGGAACAGTTGGAATCCGAAAGCGACAGCAAAAGAGATTATAAATTTAGCAAGGCAGAGCTAATAGCCAAAAAAATAAAATTTGATATTATGATTAAAGAAATAAAATAAATTAATACATTTGCAACTCTTATGAGTTAGTAATAATTATTCATAATTTTTGTTTTTAGTGAAACACGAGAGAGTGCTAGTATCTTATGATGCTGGCACTTTTTTTTTGCTTTAAAAATAAATTAAAAAAAAAGCGAATAAAACTTTTTTATTAAAACTTTTTTTATAACTTTGCTTAAAATTAAACCAAAAAAAATATGAAACACTTTTTACAACACCAACGGCCACAGATAGTAACGGGAGTTATTATAGGCTTGTATTTTATTATCAGAATTTTAATTAATATTTAATCACTAAAAAACAGAAATTATGAACAAGAATTTAGGAACATTGATTGCATTAGGTTTAGACCTAGAGAAGTTTTGGAGAATGGATATATCCAGATGGGAAATTCAATTAAGAGCAAATTACACAGAAGAAATACACGCTTATGTACTTTTAAAAGGATTTGAACAGTATGATTATGTATATGCAGACAATCCAAATGAATTTGAATTTAAAAATGGTGATTGTAGAATTATTTTAAGCAAAGAAGTATAATGAAAAAGTTTGAATTAAAAAGTTTGCAGACTAACTTCCCTAACGTAAAAATTAGGGAAAGTTACGATGCAGTAGACGTTATTAGACAGTTTTATGGAGACGACATAGAAATATACGAAAGTTGTTTCATTCTGCTCTTAAACAATGCTAATATGACTATTGGCTATGCAAAGATTAGTCAAGGTGGTATTACTAGTACAGTAGTAGATGTTAGAATTATTGCAAAGTATGCAGTTGAGTCTTTAGCTACTAGTGTAATTATAGCACACAATCATCCTAGTGGAAACACAAAGCAAAGTGATGCAGATGAGCAAGTGAGTAAGAAAGTTAGAGAAGCATTAAAGTTGTTTGATATATTTTTATTAGACCACATTATTCTTACGAAAGACAATTATTCAATAGTAAATTTTTAATTATGACTTTTGAGGACTATAAACTAATTTACGAACAAATGGTAGAAGTATTTAAAAGAGACAAAGAACTTACTCACATAGAAGTTCTGTTTCATATTAAAGAAGTAACCACAGAAAAAAAAGTAGCAAAAATTAACGTAAAAACATTTAAAGATGGCAAATTTAAAGAAGCTAAATGATAGCATAGAATTTCGAGGTATAGAATTTGAATTTAATTATAATTATACTGCTGGTATGTCGGCAACTTATGAAGACCCAGAAGAGTATGAAGAGTGGGAAATTTATAATGTTACAATTAATGGCGTAGATGCAGAATATCTTATTGAAGATATGCGAGAAGAGTTTGATAGAGCAGTAATAACTTATTTTGAAAAT